GTGATCGACATTTTGCTCAACTCAAAATTGAACAATGTGATGCACGACCATTGGATGTATATCGAGAGCTGCATCGGTCTGGGACAGACCGAGGAAGCCATCGATCGCATCCGTAGAGTCGTGTTTCACCATGTCGACATGGGCGTCAAAATCGCCAGTGTTGATTTCGGAAAGTTCGACGCGACTGTGAATCGTTGGGACTTCGAGAATGACGATGCGCGCAGGTGTTATCAATACAGCTGCACGCAGATGTCTCTCTATAGCCGCATACAACGGTCACGATCACATTGCGAGCTGAGGCCCGTCTACGTTTATTCGGACGGGCTGTTGGAGGCGAAGAACGTGCCCTGTGGGCACAACTCAGGAAGGTTTGACACTTCGGACGGCAATACCGATTTCGGAGTGTTCAACAACACCCTTTGCGGGTGTGACCTCCCCACCGTTGAGAACGGCGTGAAGGTTCCCGGGTTCATAAGGGAGGCGGGCGACGACGCGCTTGTGAAGCATGTGGAGAATTATAAGGAAAAGATGGCCGCACTGGGCAAGGTGGTGAAATACTACCAGGTCGACAGCGATGTCGTTGAGTTCTGCTCCATGAAGATCACCCGTACCACGTGGTGGCCTTTGAACATGTACAAGGCGCTGTATGGCTTTCTCTGTAGGGGGAAGACACAGTCGCAGCTCGACCAGTTCTTCAGGGTCTTCCAGAACTCACCATTCATACAAGAGGCTGTGGATGTGCTGGATGGCGTGGGTTGGGCGCCACAAACCAACTGACCAGATGGTAAAGAAGAAGAGCAATAACCCCTTCGATCGGTACAGGGACAATAACCCGTTCCCGTCGAAGAAAGGAAAAGCCAAGAAGAAGAAGAATGGTGGAGCGGGCTCTGCTGGCCGCAATACTAGCGGCAACAACGCTGTTATGCGCGTGGGTAGTCAGGCGATTGTTAAGTCATCGCCCTACTACCCTCACCAACGCGTTCAAGCAGGCGTTCACAACAAAGCTGGAAAGGGCCACACGAAGCATAAGATTGCTTGTGGACTCTACGACGCCTTTTGTGAGCACTCAGTGGGTGCGAGATACCCTGACGGGTCGTCTTTCAGGACGATCACGTACAGGGCTGTCTTTTCAGAGAAGGTCACGTCCGTTGCAGGGGGAGTTGTCGTACTCCTCTTCGCACCGGACGCGACCGACACTGTCAAGATCCTCGCCAACAGTGCCACGAGCTCGGTCTCCTTTGGGACCACAAAGGCGTCCATCAGTGCGGACTTCGCGACGTTGCTTACCAACGTCGTGTCTGCCCGTGTTGTGTCTGCTGGGGTGGCATTCCATCCCACATTGCCTGCAACATCTGCTGGAGGGATAATCATAGCCAGCACCACCCCTGGGAGCGCGGGGTACTTGAACACGAGTTACACCGTGCCCTCGTACACCGTCGGAGCGAATGTTGAAACGTTCGACTTGAGGCAGCCCCTCACGATTCACTCCCGGCGGTCAGACGTCATGCAGGCCAATCGCTTCGACACGCCAGTCGGGGCAACGGCCGTAACTAATGCATGGGAGAGTCTGATTCTTCAATTCAGCGGTCCGATCAACATTGATTTTGGATACGTTGAGTATGTCGTGAACTATGAGGTCACGATTAAGGAGGCGACGGGCATTTATCAGCAACTTGCCCAAAAGCCGCCCCCTAAGGACGAACACGTGGAAAAGTTGCTCTCCACAGTTGCGGCCGCCACGAGTCCGTACGTCGCGAAAGCGAAAGATGCGGCGTCGCAGGTGGTGTCGAACACTGTTACCAG